GAAGATTCTTGACGGCACAATCGTTGATGGGGACATCAATGCTTCGGCTGCTATTGCTTTGTCTAAGTTGGCGACGGGTGCTTTGCCTACAGCTATTACGGTGGCATCGGCCAACATTGTGAACGGCACGATTGTTGCTGAAGATTTGGCTTCCGACTCGGTGACTACAGCAAAGATTCTCAACGCAAATGTGACGAACGCCAAGATCAACAACGGCGCATCGGGTGACGTTGCGTTGGTAACTGTCTCGACTTCTGACCCTACTGGCGGTAAGAACGGCGACATTTGGGTGAAGGTTGTCTAGTGCCTGCTGTTGGCTCGAATGTCCCACAGGCTAGAGACGCTGGCTCTTGGAAGAACTGGTCTAAGTTTTGGGCTAAAGACGGTGGCACCTGGAAGCGACCTGTTGCGGTTCATGTCAAATCAGGTGGGTCTTGGGTCAAGGTATGGGATGAACGCCCTGTCATCACCAACGTAACAACCAGTTATTCAGTTGACACATCAGACCCGTTTGTGCCTGTCACCACCTACAACAAGAACTTCACTGTGGCGGCTAACGGATTTGAAACGACCCTGACAAGTAGCCCTAGCGGGGCAACCTTTAGCCAATCAACAATCAGTGTTGACGGGACCGTTGCAGTAACTAGCAGCAGGGCTTTTGTTGGGGACTATGACCCTGCCAATATGCACACCGTTACAGCCACCAACGCATCAGGCACAGCCACAGCCTGATACACTCAACCAATGTAGGGGAACCCAATAGGAGAACCCCATGTTGTCATTGAAAATCGCCAAAGACGTATCATCTCGAATCGTCGCCCTGTTCATCATGTCAAGCTTGACAATCATCACCGGTTCAAGCATCATCAACAGCGTCGGCACAGATGTTCAAATCCCACTGTGGTACTCAGCAGCATTGGGCGGATTCCACGCCATCGCAGATGTTCTCGTCAACCTTGCAAAAGCATCCCTTGACGGCAAGCTGGAAGCACACGAAGTAGATGCTGCTTTCGGTGTGAAGCGTGACCAATCGGAAGGCTAGTTACGCGCTAATCCTGATCGGGGCATCGGTTCTTTTCCTTGCTGCCACATCAAAAGCATCACCAACTCCAGGCGTAACTGTCACTGTTTATAACAACAACACATACTGGAATCAGTACAACGCTTCACCGCCGTTGCCACCAACCACTCCTATTGCTGGCACAACAATCGTTGCAGACATAAACCAAACCTTTGACAGTAACCCGCTGTTTTCAATGTATGAAGATTTCGTAGTCAAATACGAATCGTTCATCACAGCACCCTGCACTTGCGACATCAGGTTTATGGCCCAAGCAGACGACGGCACAATCCTGTATCTCAACAACGAACAAATCACGTACGACTGGCGAGACAAAGGTGGCGGTGGATCTGTTAGTGAACCTGTCGCATTTGAATACGGCGTACCACAAACACTGTTGCTGTGGTTTTACGAGAACGGCGGAGGTGCGTGGGTTCGGTTATATTGGATGATTCAAAACGAGTGGCAGATAATCCCCGCATCTGCTTACAGTACAGTTGAAGTATGGACAACTACGACGACGACGAACACGCTGCCGCCTACGACAGAGCCATCTACTACGAGTTCGCCAACATTGTCCAGCACTACGACGACACTGCCCGACCCGCCCACGACGACATTGACTTCACTCCCGCCGACTACGACTCTGCCGAATTTGACGACGACGGTGAACCCGTCACCCTCTACGGTGTCATCATCTTCAACTTCGGTGCCGGTGGCTCCGCCAACATCGAAGCCTTCACCGACTACGACCCTTACGACGACCCCTACTTCTACCTCTACAATCGTCTCAGAGGCTTCTACAAGCGTTCCTACGGCGATGGAGACAACGACAAGCACCCTGGCACCCCCGACTCAGGAGACGACGAATCAGAATGGTAAAACATATAGCCGTAAAATTGGTATCGGCCCCATCAAAATCACACTGACCGCCACCGAAGCCCAACGCAAAACCGTCGTAGCCGCCGCCATCGTACAAATCACCGCTGTGGCTACAATGTCTGCCACGGGGGTATCCACCACAAGCAGTAGCAGCACATCAAGCAGGAGAAGAAGATGATAGAACGGTTCCTTCGTAGCGTCTTCAAAGCCCCCACCTCCTACATCGTGTTTGACGAAGACAAGTCCCTGCCCAAGTACGCCATTGCCCTACCCGAACTGAGCCGAACAATCATCGGTGTTGAAGTCGGAGAAGAAGCTTTGATGAACACCGAAATTGTCATCGTGTTTGACGCTGAAGAACCAGTCGCATCAACACATCTCATAGGTTTGCTAGGTCACGGACCTCACACCCTGCGTAGGCGTGTCCTGTCGCGTCTGGTGAGGCATCTAGTGGGTGCAGCCTGGACCCTTGCAGGCATGATCATCGTCGTACTCACGTTATCCGGTGCGTTACAGATTATATCCCTAGTGATTTGTCTGCTATTCTTCGTTGTTGATCTAATGTCTATCTCTCTTAGGAGGCCATAATGCCACGCAAATACACAGGCAACAGTGACGGCGTATCCCGTACAGGTCTTCGACCAGGGGTAAAGAAGTTCATGCAGTTAGCGATGAAGGAATACGGCTTGACAAACCTTGGTGGTTTCGCTAATCGCTCGATGAACAACCCGAAAGCAAAGAAGGGCGACCCGAAGTGGCTGAGTGTCCACGCAACAGGGCGAGCTTGCGACTTGGGTTATGCCAACCGCACCAAAGCAATGGAACTGTGGCATTTCATGTTGGAAAACAGTAAGGCATTGGGGCTTGAAGAAGCACACGATTATGCCTTTGATGCCGACAAAGCCGACGGCAAACTTGGTTGGGGTCGCGGGTATCGCTGTTCACGTGGGGAAGGTAGCGATCCTAAGTCGGTAAAGATTTATGACAGCGAAAGTAACGCTGGATCGCAAGGCGGGAAATGGTTGCATTTTGAATTGAATCCAGCCATGTCGGATGACGCAAACAAGTTCGCTGCGGTATGGGCCGAACTCAAAGCCAAAGCGTAATACGCACCGTGGGTGTCATCATCTGGATGAGCATCGGAGCCGTTATCGGTGTCTCGCTTTTCCTGTTGATGGCGTGGGGTGAAGCAGTACGCATCAGCAACACAGACGACCAATGACTGTCGCAGAGTGGATCATCACAGTAGGTGCAGTTGTCGCCGCTATTGGTGTTATCCACCGCGCAGTGTTGTATCCAATCTTCAAATGGGGACAACGCATTGAACACGCTGTCAGCCACGTTGAGATGAACATGAACAACAACGGCGGTACATCTATGCGTGATGCGATTGACCGTATCGAGAAGCGTCTAACAACAGTCGAGGACTACATCACCAAACCAAAGTAGGTGATAAAGTCGGCAGTCCTATGACACACGCCGACATCGAAATCCTGCTGAAATATCTAGTGAAAGTAGTGGTGCCACCGGCAGACCACGACGACTTCATCAAAGCTGTTGAACGCTTGGAATCCTTGCTACATAAGGCTAAGAAAGTCGCATAAACCCCGACTAATATCGGGCTATGACCGCACCAAAGAACTGGCTGACCTGCCCTAACTGTGATTACGGATGGGATGTGAACGAAGGCCGTCACTGCCCGCAATGCCGCACAGAAGGAGAATCAGATGGAGAAGACTGAGTATCCCATTGTCCTTGTCAGATGGGCTGATGCGTGTGGAGAAGAACCAGGTTGGTTATCTCTTGACACACTCGAAGATGACGGCGAAGTAATTGTCAACAGTGTCGGGTTCCTTATACCGCAAGACGAACCAGGTTCCAAAAAGGATCACATCACGTTGATGCAATCTTTCCATGATGGCGAAGGAATCCACATTTTCCGTATCCCCGCAGGGATGGTCCGGTCTATGTCTGTCATTCATTTCGAGGACTAAATATTTCTGCTTGACTTTGATACACCCCGCCGATAATGTGACGGTCAATCGTTATACAACAAGGAGGGGCTATGGCTCTACATCGTTATCGGATTGCCAAACCAGAACACGGTGGGCAAGACTGGCTGAACATTCGTTTCCGAGATGAAGAAGGAAACAAGCGTGTATCAGCATCAGCTGTGGCGGCAATCTACGGGTTGCATCCATTCGTCAAGCGTGACGCATACGCAGCAGAACTACTAGGTGATGTTGCACCTACACCAATTCCACCGAACCCCGCAATGGAACGTGGCAACCGTTTAGAACCATTCGTTCTTGAATGGGCCGCCGACAAGATCGGTGTTCCGTACATCACACCCGAAGAAATGTTCGCCGCTGATTCACCGAACGGTGCGCGGATGGTTTCCACACTTGACGGCTACTACGAATCAGGCGACACCCGAATGATTCTTGAAATCAAAACCACCACCCGCAAATGGGAAGGCAACCTGCCTGACTACTGGCGCATCCAAGGTATCCAGCAAGCTATCTGTGCAGACACCGACGAAGTGATGTGGGCCGTGTTTGATCCGTCAATGATTCTTCATTTGCATCGACAGACAATTACACCGGCAGAGATGGCTGAACACGTCAGTGCTGTTGAAACCTGGCTGAACGCTATCGAGTTGGGGATGATGCCAACAGGTGTGAAGTGGTCGTATGAAACTATCGCTACCCGCTACAAGCGAAGCGTCAGCAAGATTCAAGAGTTGCCCACTGAGACATCTGATTTGTTTGACCGTCTTCGTCATGTCCGTAGCGAACTGGCTTCCTATAAAGAGTTGGAAGACCAGTTGAAAGCAGAGATCTGTGACTTGATTGGTGACTGTGACACCGCTACCATAAACGGTACAACAGTTGCTACTTGGAAAGCACAAGAACGCAGCACCTTTGACGCGAAAGCGTTCAAAGAAGCGTACCCAGAACTGCATACACAGTTCACAAAAACATCAACAACACGTAGCTTTCTCTTGAAGGGAGAAAAATAATGGAAAAGAAAACTATTGGACTTGGCGATGTACTCGCCACATACGGTGTGCCTGACCCGCGCATCGTTGGCAAACTACCCAAGGGTGGAATCCAACTTGACTTCGTTGGTCACGCCGACGTAACCAAAATGCTTATCGAGATTGACCCACAGTGGTCTTGGGAACCGACAGCCTTTGACGCTGACGGCCTGCCCGCATACCGCGTCGAGAACGGTTTGGCACACATGGCTGGCTGGCTCACCGTTCACGGTGTACGCCGTCTCGGTATCGGATCTGTGGCACACAACAAGCCTGACCTGTTGAAAGAACTTGCATCGGACTTCATCCGTAATGCTGCTATGCGTTTCGGTATCTGCCTGTCGTTGTGGACTAAGCAGGAATGGGATGACATCCCTAGTCACGCTCCCGCACCGGCACCGAAGGCAACCCCGAAGGCAACACCCAAGGCTGATGGCTTGCTGTCTATCGCCCAGGTGAACCAGTTCAAGTCTGCGTGTGAGGCACGTGGCATCAACCCCGACGAGGTAGCAAAGGCTGCTGGTTTGGGTGATTCCGAGAAGTGGACTGAAGGCGACCTAGCCAAGCTTCGTACCGCATACAAGAAGATGTCGGAGGCGATGTAATGGCTAACAAAAGAACAGTTGACCCTGACGCATCAGAAGCTTCGGCACACATCATCGGTATCCGTGTGACACCGAAACAGTTAGAAGAAATTGGTTTGCTTTGTCAGGCCCGTGGTATCAAGCGGTCACAGTTGATCCGTGATCTTGTTCGACAAGCGATGGAGAAGGAGTTGGAGAAGTGAGGGACTATGTGTACATCGACGACCATGACAATGCGATGACAGAACTAGCCAACGAACGCGACACCTGGAAAGAAATCGCTGAGGCTTTATACCTTGCTCTTGAATGTGAGAAAGGTCTTCGTTTGGCAGGTATCACAGATGACACCGGATGCCCTAACTGTGCTGGTGTTGTTGATAAATACTGGAAGGCTGTACACGATGCCGCATGACATCGACTCGTTAGAAGACCGCATCACTTTGCTTCAACA